GCTGACGCTGACGGCAACGAACTGGAAAGCATCGGCGTGGCGTTCTGCCAGAAGCTGCTCGGCGGCAACTGGAAGCAGACGAGCTACAACGGCAACATCCGCAAGCACTACGCCGGGATCGGCTACACCTATGACGCCGCGCTGGATGCGTTTATCCCGCCGCAGCCGTACCCGTCATGGACGCTTGATGCCGATTGCAACTGGCAGGCTCCGGTGCCGATGCCCGCTGACGCTGGCACGGGCGAACCGCCCAAGATGTATTCGTGGGATGAGGCCACGCTTTCGTGGGTTGAAGTGGAGATGCCCGCGTGAGCGAGTTTTTTCTCGCTATGTTTATAGCGCTTCAAGTCGCTGATGTCTGGACAACGGACAAAGCGCTTAGACTAGGCAAACGGGAAATGAATCCGTTTCTCAATTACCTTTTTAAGCACTTTGATCCGATTTTCGCAATGGTCATGGTGAAGTTGCCTGCGGTCTGGTTGCTATGGAAGTTGGACTTGTATTTTTTGACCGCAGGCGCGTGCATTTTTTATTTGTGGGTAGTTCTGAACAATCTTGACGTCATTGAGGATAAATAAGTGGACACTCAAATTTTGTTCAATATCATCGTTGGAGTTGCCGGTCTTTTTGGCGGCTGGATATTGAACAACATTAGTCGATCCATTGAGCGTCTTGATGAGGACGTTCGACAGATGCCGCATACCTATGTAACTAAGGCCGACTACAAGACTGACATTGCTGACATCAAAGAGATGCTTGGTAAGATTTTTGACCGGCTGGAAACCAAGGCCGACAAATGATTCAAGCGTTGATACCGACCATCGCGCCGATCTTGGGCAAGGTCGTTGGAAATCTGTTCCCCGACCCCGAGCAGAAAGCCAAAGCCGAAGCCGAAATGATGAAAACGCTGCTGGCGCACCAAGCCGAAATTGAAGGTGCCGCAGCCAAGATCATTCAGACGGAGGCGGCCTCGCAGCATTGGCTGGCGGCGAACTGGCGACCGCTTACGATGTTGGTATTTGTGTCCTTGATCGTTGCCCGCTGGTTTGGGTGGGCTGCGCCGAACCTCTCGGAAGCCGAGTACATTAAACTGTGGTCTATCGTTGAGTTTGGGCTTGGCGGCTACGTCGTCGGGCGCAGCGTGGAGAAGATCGCCCCCTCCATTGCTGATGTGATGAGAAAACGCTGATGGATTGGAAAGCCTACCCCAATTTCACCGCGACCGAGTTTAACTGTTCGCATTGCGGCGATAACAAGATGACGCCTGACTTTATGGCGAAACTCCAAACCCTGCGCACCGCCTACGGCAAACCCATGCGCGTCACCTCGGGCTATCGTTGCCCCAAGCACCCCATAGAGGCGAAGAAGGCGGCACCGGGGGCGCACGCATCAGGTTGTGCCTGTGACATAGGGGTAGAGGGCGCGGAGGCCCACAAGCTATTAACGCTCGCTATGGCGGCAGGGTTTACGGGTATCGGCGTGCAACAGAAGGGGGCGGGGCGGTTTTTGCACTTGGATACCTTAACAACCGGGGTGCGACCCACAGTTTGGTCCTATTGACTTTTTGATACACTAGAGCCATTTAGTCTTGCCCCGACTGGTAAGACGCGGGACTTAGGAGATTGATATGCCTGCGTCGATGACATTTACCAGTTTGCAGTCCGACATCCGTAACTACCTTGAAAGAGGCGGGGCGACGGACCCTATTGTATTTGAGCAGATCCCCCGGCTGATTACGCTGGCCGAGCGGCGGATTGCCCGTGAACTGAAGATTCAGGGGTTTCAAAACGTAGTCAACACGACGTTGCAAACTGGGGTGGCGGTGTACCCGAAGCCTGACCGGTGGCGCGACACGATCAGTATCAACATTGGCACTGGGAACAATAACAACACCCACACGGCGGTTTTTGCGCGGTCTTACGAGTATATCCGTCAGTATTGGCCAAACGAGACGCAGACCAGCCAGCCGCTTTTTTACGCGGATTACAACTACAACTTCTGGATTTTCGGGCCAACCCCGGACGCTGCTTATCCAATGGAAGTGCTGTATTACGAACTGCCGCCGCTGCTGGATGACACAAACCAGACCAACTGGCTGTCGGAATACGCGCCCAATCTGCTGCTGTACGGGTCTTTGGTTGAGGCTACGCCCTTTGTGAAGGACGATCAGCGGGTACAGTTGTGGCAGTCTTACTATGACCGGGCGCTGGCGGCGCTCAACGGCGAGGATCTCCAGAAGATCGTTGACCGGTCTACGAATCGCCGGGAGGCATAACAGTGACCACGTACACACAAGTTTTTGGTGGTAGCAACATTTATCCGAGCGAGGTTTCGTATCGGTATGTTTCGCTGACCGTGAGTCAGGTGTTGGATTGGCCCTTAGAGACTGCGCCGACCAACAACATTGCTGCATCTATCATGGATGTGAACGCCACGACGGCGGGCCTGACGATTGACATGCCGAATGCTACCGAAGCGGCTACGGGCCAGACGGTGCTCTTTAACAACGTCGGCTCCAATACGTTTACGGTTCGCACGAGTACTGGCACACAGATTTGCGCTCCGCAGTCCGGTACGACGTTTCAGGTTTATTTAACGAGCAACAGCACGGCTGCGGGTACGTGGCGCTCATTCCAATATGGCGCTTCCGCTTCGGCTACGAATGCTTCTGCTTTGGCGGGGTTGGGCATCAAAGCGATTGCCACGACACTGAACCAGTCAATTGAAGTAGCGTCCTTCAGCACGAATTACACGGCGGGCACCAGTGATCGCTCCAAGGCGTACATTTGGACGGGTGGCGCGGGAACACTATCGCTTTCGTCTGCGCCGTCGCTGGGGAACGATTGGTTCTTGCAAGTGCGTAATGGCGGCACGGGCGATTTGACGGTTGATCCAAACAGCTCTGAGAACATCAACGGCGCGGCTACGCTTACTTTGTCGCCGGGTGATTCGTGCATCATTGTTACAGATGGTGTGCAGTTCTGGACGATTGGCTTCGGTCAGGCTGCGGTATATGCCTTTAGTGTTCTTTCAATTGATATCGCAGGTAGCGGTAATTACACGCTGTCAATCGCGGAGTTGAACAAAACGGCGTACATCTTTACCGGCACGCTCACGGGAAATCGCGACATCATTGTGCCGACAACTGTGCAACAGTATTGGATCAGCAACCAAACCAGCGGGTCATATACGCTTGGTATCAAGACGGCTGCGCAATCCCCGGCAACGACTGTTTCACAGGGCGCTCGTGCCATTTTGTATTGCGATGGCACCGATGTAGTGGATGCCGATACAGCAACGATTGCAATCCCAGTGACTGTGGCTCAAGGCGGTACGGGGGCGACGACGGCTTCAGGCGCAAGAACTAATTTGGGCGCTACGGCTATTGGCGATGCGGTGTTTACTGCGGTTAATACCACGGCTGCGCAAATTGCGTTGGGCCTTGACCCGATTCAGGGCGGCACGTACTGATGCCTTTGCAGCCAATCATTATTCGTCCGCAGCCCGGAATAAAACGGGACGGCACGAAGTTTGAAGGTAACTTTTATGTTGACGGGCAGTGGTGTCGGTTTCAACGCGGGTTGCCGAGAAAGATGGGTGGCTATCGTGCGCTGCAAGATCGTTTGGATGGCATTGCGCGTGGCATGCACATTCACAACCACAATGGATTTACGTATGTCCATGTGGGAACTTCGGACGGCGTATTCCGCTTTCGATTAAACCAAAATGGCGCGAGCAGTATTGTCACGAATCGAACTGACGGTGGTTACGTTAGCAACGCCAATGCAAATTGGATTTTTGATGTAGCGTATAACACCACGACTGACCAGAACGAAATACTGGCGCATGTGGCGTATGACATCGAAGACATATCGTCTGACGCTAATGGTGCGCTCTATCGCGGCTTTGACAATGGCACTGCGCCGCTTGATTTGGAGCCGGATGTCACGGTGTCGGGCGGCATTGTTGCGTTGGCTCCGTATGTCTTTGCGTATGGCTCTGACGGTTTTGTGCAGTGGAGCAGAGCGGGATATACGGACGATTGGACGGGCGGCGATGCCGGTGAAGCTCGGGTCACTAGCCAGAAGATCGTCAAAGGGTTACCCCTTAGAGCCGGTGCGGGCAATGCGCCGTCTGGACTTTTTTGGTCATTGGATTCAGTGGTACGCGCCAGTTATGTAGGTGGGGCATCGGTATTCAACTTTGACACCATTACCTCGCAGTCGAGCATTCTCTCTGGGAAAAGTGTGATTGAGTACGACGGTTTGTATTTCTGGTGCGGCGTAGACCGCTTCTTGATGTTCAACGGTGTTGTGCGCGAAGTGCCGAATCAGCTCAACTTGAACTGGTTCTACGACAACCTGAACTACGCCCAGCGACAGAAAGTCTTTGCGTTCAAAGTGCCGCGCTGGGGTGAGATTTGGTGGTGTTACCCGCGTGGTAGCGCGACTGAGTGCACACATGCGGTGATCTACAACGTGCGTGAGGAGACTTGGTACGACACAGTGTTGCCCAACAGCGGGCGCTCTGCGGGTCAGTATGCGCAGGTGTTTAACTCGCCGCTCGTGATTGGGGTTATTGATACCGAGACGGTGCAGTTCCGTGGCGTGCAAAATACGGAGCTTCGGGTAACGGAAGACGATCAACCACGAATCATCAACGACCCCAAGGGTTATGTGGTGTGGCAACATGAATACGGCACAGATGAAATCAATGGCGACCAGATTCGCCCGGTGCAGTCGTTTTTTGAAACGGCGGACATGTCGCTGGTTGCGGCGGAGCAGCCGCAGAATATGGCGCTACGCATTGAGTATCTGGAGCCGGATTTCGTTCAAGCGGGGGACATGACGGTTCAGGTTACGGGCCGCGCCAACGCCAAGTCAGCAGAAGTGACGAGCGATCCGCAGACCATTTACGCCACGCCCACTGAGAAACAGCAGCAGTTGGTGTACTTCCGCGAGATACGGCGCGAGATGCGTTTGCGATTTGAAAGCAACACCATTGGCGGCAACTATCAAATGGGGCAAGTGATTGCGCATGTCGAACCGGCAACGGGCACGATCTTGGGAGAAAACCCATGAGTCTTTTGACGGACCCGCGCTATCACAAGTTGAAGGACTGGGCGGACTTTACGGTATTTGATCTTGAGAAATATGGTCCGATTGCGCGTTTGGAGAAAGAAACCGAATGGCAGAATTGGGCTGCGGGCATCATTGGAATCAATGGCATTTCTCAACAGAATCCGCCGTCGCCGTACCAGTATGACAATTGGCGTGATTGGGCTTCTCGTTTCTACCAAGTTTTGGATTAGGTGAGCCATGGCTAGTTACTACACTTATGGTGAAATGCCAAATGCGGAAGAGACGGTCTACGGACCTCTTTCTCAAGGCTTTGCTAACGGCGGTGGCGTTGAGTTTAGCTTGCCCGCTGACGAAGACGAGTCGTTAGAAGATGAGGACCGTGAATTCACCCAGCCGACTTATGAAGAAGAGAAGATAACGGAACTTACGCAGCCTCAAGAGTCACCGCTGTCTTATACGGTTCCGGGGGCAACGCTGCCGGTAGATGTGTCGTCGATGGACTTTGACGCTGGCCAAAAAGCGATGGCGTTGATGTCATTGGTGGACCCGGCTGCGCTTAAAGCCATGAACTTTCAAGTGGGTGATGCGGCGTTCGGTGGCGGCGCTCCGGTAACTATTCGGTCAGATACTCGTGCGGGACTTGGTAGCGCGGGATCTTTTTACGAAGAAGGCGCTTTAGAAGCTTTTAAGAAAGCGGCCAAAGATCCGACTCAAGGAATTTTTAAGTCGGGTTTTGATGCGCTTGCCGGTGAGCCGGGAATAGCAGAAGCCATTGCTGCTAAGACTGAACGCGACCTTGGCGCGCTTTCTAAGGTGGAAGCTGACTATGCCGTGATGAAACCTTTGAGTGATTTGCTCAAAGCAAACAAGTTCCAAGAAGCTTTTGCCTTTGCAAAAGAAAACAATGCCGTTGATAAGTTGATGGACACTAGGACTCTTCAAGAGCTTCGTCCTGCTTTCAGCCCTCAAGAAATGCGCGACTTTTTTGCCGCAGTTCCGTCGGATTACGCGGGCGGCAAGTTTGACTTTAAGCCCGATATTGGCGTGCTTGAAAGCATGGACCCTTATGGTACCGGCACTCTGATGGAGTCGGGCTACCCTGATCCGACTCGCGCTTTCAAACGCAAAGATGACAAGACTGTAGAAACGCTTGCCAAAATTGCTGCTGTGGCCATGTTGGCTGCGGGCGTTGCTCCGTTGTTTACCGCTGGCGCTGGCGCGGGGGCCGGTGCGGGAGCCGGAGCTGGTGCTGCTGGCGGGGCGGGGGCTGCTGGAGCTGGAGCTGCGGGAGCTGCGGGGGCGGCAGGCGCTGCGGGAGCTGCTGGTGCTGGCGGAGCATTAGCAGCAAGTGTAATCCCAGAAATTGTTATTACCGCAACAAAACTTGGCCTAACTATTCCGCAAGCTGCTGCATTGGTTGGGGCAACTGGATTAGTTGGCGGCGCTTTAACCAGTGGGGCAGCAGCTCCTGTTACTACGCCTACGGCTCCATCTGCGCCTACCACGCCAGAACCTCCGCTTGAAGAGGTAGTTGTTACTGGCGCTAAACCCGTTGCTCCTCCGCTTGGTGGAGTAGCTGCTCCTGTTGCTGGAGCACTTCCGGGCGCTCAGCCTACTGCTCCTCAAGAGCCTACGGTGCCTGAAGAGCCAACCGCTCCAGAAGAGCCGACCACTCCAGAGGAGCCAACTGTTCCTCAAGAACCCCCTATTGAAGAAGTTGTTGTTACGGGAACGGCTCCAACAGCTCCTCCGCTGGGCGGGGTAGTAGCTGGAACGATTGGCGCTGGAGCAGTTACCGGTGGTGGTTTGCCCGAAGGCCCCATTGAAGAAGTAGTTGTTGAAGGCACTAGACCTACAGAGCCGGACATTGTGACTCCGCCGGTTACTCCTCCAACCTCACCGATTGATGCTGGTGTTCCAGAGGGTCCCATTGAAGAAGTAGTTGTTGAAGGGACTAGGCCGACTGAGCCAGAGATCGTTGCCCCTCCGGTTACGCCTCCAACTTCACCTATTGACGCTGGTGTTCCAGAAGGACCCATTGAGGAAGTAGTCGTTGAAGGAACTAAGCCAACTGAACCGGACATTGTGGTTCCGCCGGTTACGCCTCCTACTAGCCCAATTGACGCGGGTGTTCCCGAAGGCCCAATTGAGGAAGTAGTCGTTGAAGGCACTAAACCGACTGAGCCGGATGTGACGACACCGCCAGTTATTGTTCCTCCGGGGAATGTCGATGTCACTCCTCCAGATGGAACCCCTACTGATCAAAAGCCAACTGATGACAAAAAGGCTGATGACAAGGACAAGCCTCCATTTAGTATTGAAGATATTATTAATCTCATCACGGCGATTGGCGCTGGCGGATCAGGGACAAAACCCACTACTCCGGGCGGTGGCGTAACAACCCCCTCCCTTGGCGGCGCGTTGCCCAAATACACCTTGAGCCGTCAGCAGTTGCGTCCGGACATTGACTACTTTACTTACGGCACGCGGCCCGAAGCCAAGTTCTTTGACTACGGTATGCAGCTTGAGAAGCCTGAGCCACCTCCAGCTGGTGTTAAGCCGCCTAGCGAGGAAGAGAAGCCGATGGCTGTGGGTGGGCTGACGGGTTATGCCGATGGCGGCTCCAACGAGTCTCGCTATGTTGACGGCCCCGGTTCCGGTCGAGAAGACAAGATCCCGGCACTCTTGAGCGATGGGGAATACGTGATTGATGCAGAAACCTTGGCGCTGCTGGGCGACGGCTCGACCAAGGAGGGGGCGCGTAGGATGGACCAGTTCCGTGCTAATATTCGACAGCACAAGGGTCGTGCCCTATCGCGTGGCCGGATTAGTCCAAACGCCAAGTCGCCCGATAAGTACATGGGCGGAGGGTTGACCTAATGAGCGCAGTTGACTTTCTGTTTGAGGGCAGCGCCCCAACACCCGGAACCACGGCCAGCACCTCTCAGGTGCAGTTACCCGAGTGGTATACCCAGTACACCACGGACATGCTGGGCAAGGCTCAAGCGGTCGCCAATCTGCCGTATGCGCAGTACACCGGCCCTCGGATTGCTGGGTTTACTCCGGGTGAACAAGCGGGTTTTGCTGCAACTCAGCAGGCTGCAACGGCTTACCAACCTTTCTTGCAGCAGGCTCAAACGGCGCTTGGAACAGCCGGTCAAACGACGGGATTAGGAGCCGCAGCCGGAGACTTTGCCAAGGCAGGGGGCATGATGGGGGCCGCAGCGGCTCAGCCCTTCTTTGGTCAAGCAGCCGGGATGTCAGGCGTTACCGCCGCTTCTCCGTTCTTCCAGCAGGCACTTCCTTCAATCCAGCAAGCAGGTCAGGCTTCTGCTGTAACTGCTGCTCAGCCGTTCCTAGGGGCTGCTGCGAGGACTTTCCCACAGGCCGCTGCCGAGTACATGAACCCCTACACCAAGGCGGTCGTGGAGCAGTTGGGCGATGTAGGCGTGCGCCAGCTTCAAGAGAAATATCTCCCAGCGATTGGGCAGGAGTTTATTCAAGCCGGTCAGTTTGGCCCCGGTCGCGGCAGCTCCCGCATGGGCGAGTTTGGCGCACGGGCGCTTCGGGATGTCCAGCAGTCAGTTCTCGCAGAGCAGGCCAAGGCGCTACAGACTGGCTACGGTCAGGCAGCGGACATCTTTGCGTCTGATGTGGGTCGAGCAGCAACGCTGGCTGGCACAGTGGGACAGCTTAGCACCGCAGATCTTAATCGCATGTTGGAAAGCGGTGCGCGTGTGGCGGATATGGGCAGTAAGCTCGGTCAGCTTACATCTGACGATGCGACTCGATTGGCAGAAATTGGCAAGGCTACGGGCACGCTTACGGCACAAGACGCTCAGATGCTGGCACGTATTGGCGAGTCCAAAGGACAGCTTGCTACTCAAGATGCAGCCAACTTGCAGTCTTTGGCGAGCAAGTATCTGGCCGCTGCGGAGGGTGCTCAGACGATGGGCCT